CGCGTAGAAAGATGGGACGCAGAAGTGAAGAAGGTACTTAATACTACCTCTCCAATATGCAAAAGCGCGGGTTACATTATACAGCCAATCTGTTGTTGCTAGGGGGCCTAGGGTTATGGTAGTATTACCAAAGGTCTGAGAAAACAGGGGAGTAGCTAGTGTCTGATATGTGGGGGATACATTAGACAAAGTGACTGCATTATGTAGCATGGGGCGTTGAGCGAGGCTCGAAACGCCCATGTGGGAGCTTTGCATACCGTAGAATTCAGTATTTTGGACAACTTGTGCGTTTGGGTACATTGATAGTTCTACTGCATACTCGAGGCCTTGAGTAGTAGCAGTCTGTCCGCCGAACAAATTAATGTTCTGGTTAAGCGCTGACTGGTCAGTGGGTTTAGCTAAGTCAGGGGCGAGACTTTTCAGTACGCCGACGGCTGTAGAATAAATTCCACCAACTACAGGTACTTCCTTAATGAGCGCAGAGACGGAAGAAACTATCGATGAAGAGTCAACGCCAGAGGAGTGCTTCTTGGCGGCTTCTTTGTTGTGATGTGTGGACATATGGGCTTCGGCGGTAAAACGCTTAAGGGGCTGTGGAGTAATACCGGAAACTGGAGACATTTGTTTCATGTTAACGAAGCGAAAATATATCATCACGGGGACGGAGGAGGGCATGTTGGCTTGTGTAGGAATAAGTGTGTTGAGAGTGCTAATCATCAAAGTGCCTATGGAGGAGTCAGGGCCTATGTATGGGTCTTCGGTAAGATCCATCCATGGGCGTGGGCATAGGTACGGAATGGTGAATTTACATTCATCTTGCTTAGAGGCACAGAGGACGTAAGCGTTAAGTCCTGACATTGTAGTTGTGGATGGGTTGCTACTAACACCACCAGGCATGTGGGCTATGAGAAGGGAACCTTGATGGAATGGGGTGGTCTCCATTTTGATACGAATCTCAATGTCTGTGCGATAGTAGCGATACATTTGCAAGAGCTGCATAAGCATCGGCCACGTGGAGGTGTTGAGAATGATATACTGGGGAAAGTTGTAGAACTTATTGATTGGAGTGATTCCCCAATTCCATGTATCCATCTGGTACTCACGCATGAGCATGTCTTGGACGACATCGGCGTAAGGATTGGATATGGGACGGGGGATATTGGTTGGAATGACAACTTCAAGTTGAGGGGCGACATCTTGAAATTGTGTGAGTTGGGACTGCCGAATGTCAGTCGGGGTCGATTCGGTACCTACAGGCGTGCCTGAGGTAGTTGATGAGGAGGATGTGGTGTCTTGTGATCAATTTGCATTCCAGAGGGCGATCAGACCCTAAGGATAATGGGTGAAAAGTGTTTATTCAGTTCATACTGGGTTCGGGGCTTTCTTTTCGCTAAAGCTGACCGCTGTAGGTATGAGTGAGGGCATTTCAGTGCTAGTGAAGTAGCCGTGGGGGATTCGTTTTAGAAGAGAATTAACGCTTCGATGTAGTTGAGATCCAGTAACTTCATCTAACCTGGGTATTTTTGCGCTATTACATGCGGAATGAATTTGTCTTTATTGGGAGACAGTACGGGTGAGTAGTGCCATTCTTTCTTCGTAGGATTGTGGATACAGAAAAGTGGGGCCGAATTCTGCAAGGAATCCGTTGAGGATAGAAAGGTGCTTCTCAAATTGCTCTTTGGGATGCAAGGCCCATTCGTGGAGGGCGTTGTGGCAATTCTGTTTAAACTGTTCGTTATAGGACATTCCATTCTTGGGTTTCATAATCCATTGGGGCATGGATTCGAGAGTGATAGGGTCGAGAGGAGCAAGGGCTACTCCGGATGTTAGTTTGAAAGGGCGTTTGAAGAAAACTGTAGAGTCTGGTTCGTCAAACGGAAGAGTTACTTCGCCTTTGGTGCTGGAGGTGTGAGTGTGGTTAAAAATTTCTTTGGCTAGTTTGGATACTACTAAGCCGTTAAAGATATCTTTTGAAGAGTTGTCTGTGGACAAGACTGAATCATCACCTCCAACCTTCATGGCGTTGTGCTCGTCAAACGGTTCATTGGAGACTTGTTTCCAGATTCGACGATGTTTCACTGAATTAGCCATGCTATTAAAGATCGTAGTTACATACGCTCCTGAAGGCATGTTAATTCGGATTATGATAAGGGTTCGAATGACGTAACGGCCGTACAAAGTGCTGTAGGTGACCGTTGTGAAACAGTTATACTCAAAAGAGTGTAAAGGGATGCGGAGAAAATGGTGGATGGCGTAGAGAAAGCCGGGACAAAACTTTTGGACGAAAAAGTTAATATCCCAACCGTCTATGTCGTGGGACCAAAAATTATTGCCGAATGAGGAAAGTATGGAAAACATACGGGTCCAGTCAGAAGAATAGGGATTTGCTGTAACGCAGATGTCGTGGTCGACACCCTTTTCTATAGTGGAGATGACTAGACCCATTACCATCCGGCAAAAGATGAGGTGGTGAATGGAGCCCATGGCAAAGCCTCGGGTGTAACCTTTAGCTACTCTTTCAAGTGGGCGGAGTTCGTCTTTAAGACAATAGAGAAAGTAGGCAGGGGTTACAAGGCCGAGTTTGGCATGGTAAAATGTCATGTAGATTGCGGTCTGCAGGTCCGGATGGACCCACAGGCCGGGAGTGGTTTGATCTACAAACATATCAGGTGAGGGGTAAGTCCCGAGGACGAAGGGACTTACATTAGTATGGGATGAGTCTCGAATAATGAGATCACCTCGAGTATAATGGTATTGTGCGAATGGATGGCCAGCACAAGTATCAAGGGCTATTCCATGGAAATTTCCGAGGTGGGGTATTCCATTGATAGCTTCTTCGAGGGTGAGGATTCGGTATTCGAAGCCGTCAAAGTATTTGGTAAAGATTCCTTTCCAGAGGTCAGGGGAACAGAGATCTAAGCCAAAATACATTCGGCGGCCTTTTTCCTTGCGGAAAGAGAGTGAGAGTGGGTCAATGTCGCTCCCGCCTTGCTTACGAAGCATGGCGGGTGCAGTTAGCCTTTCATATGGTGGGTCTATGAAGGCTTTCTTGCGACGTTGACCAGTTTGAACGGGTGTGGGGATGAGCTTAGTCTTTTGGGGCCAATTTCCCCCTTTGTCGATTGTTGCGAAGACGGGCATGCCTTCGAAATAACCAGCGGTGGGTTTTTCGACAATGGGAGTAATAGGAACCTTAAGAGCTTCAGCGAATTCAATAGGACAGTGGGCTATGCCGTGGATTGGAGATGTTTTGCGAACTTCTTCAATCTTTTGGCGCATGAGTTCTATGTCTTCGGTGTAGATAGGCGCAACCATGGAGGATTTTTCAGATCCTCCAGTGTTGATTCCTAAGAGTTTTCGCTCGATGGCTGAATTAGTGGTTATAACGGGAAGTGAGCATTGGCCTGCTGTGGACGGGAGGCCATTCGCTATATATACTTCAGTATAATCGAGAATTTTAACTCCTTGGAGTGTGCTATCTATAGCTGTATTGACGTGGTGGTGAATGACGCCTTCGGATGTTACTCCAAAGACGCCGTCGACTAGATCTGAATCTATGAGTGATATTCTGGCAGTTCCGGAAACGCCGTTAAGGGATGCGGCTTCTTTACGGGTACGGAGGTGCTTAGTGAGGGAACGATAAGGTTGAACGCCAGGAATATACAAAAAGGAAAGATCTCGGTCGGTGGTGTTGTGAATGAAAAAATGTTCATTTGAAGCAACGGTAACTATGTGTTCGAAGGGACGGAACACGGTACCGCTAATTTCAATTGTGCGTAGAGGACCCATGAGCTGAAAGTGACGGGGAATAGCCCAGATGGATCCTTCTATGCAGAACATAAAGCCTATAAAACTAAATCCACTTACAAAGTTGAATTTAGCGACTGTTGTGTTGTAGGCGAGTATTGAGGTGAGATCGGAGAGTGCTTGAAATCCGTGAGCTTCTGCTGTAAGTGGGGGGTCGGGAACAGGGTCGGCAGAGTGGCGGATCATTGGTTTACCTTTTGCGAATAATTTCTGGGCTTGCTTCTGAAATTTATCATCGGAGTGTGCGGGAGAGGTCATTTTGGCGGCTTTCTTGGTTAAACCAAGCATGCGTGCGGCGAAATTGACTATGAAGGAGATAATTGAAAAAAGAAGCCAGGTTATTGCAGAGTAAATTGTGATAGTGGCGATAATGGTGGCAAAAAGTGAAGTGACGAGGCCAAGTCGAGCGGCTACGCGAGTGGCTATGACTGGGGCTATTGTAGGTTGTGGGGGGGATTCGTGAAACCAATAATCCCAGTCGGTGCGTATGGGGACGTGAACATTGGCGAGATCCTGACGAAGATCTCGGAAATCATCAATAAGGTGGAACGGAATGTAGCGTTTTTCGAGAACGCTACGGACGAGTGGGGTGTACGTGGTTTTAGCCATAATGTCACTAATAAGTGTAGGCGGATAATCGGCAAGATGAGTAACGTAGTGAAGGCGAAGCTGATTATAAGGATTTCCATCCTGTAGAATCGATACTTCGGTAAGTGAGGCTTGTCGGGTCATGAGTGCTAAGACCGGATGGATGTTGACTGAATTTCCTAAGAAATTCCAAGTGGGAACACCGTAATAAAAGTTATGTGAGGCGTTAGATCGAGTAATCTTTTCGAAAGCGAAAAAATACTGGGTGTAAGTGGGGAGCAATGGAATGTTGAGGACAGATTTGATTGCTTGTTTCCAAGTTGCGGTACAATCGGGTACATTTTCGGGATCAGGACGTGGAGTGAATTTAAAAACCCAATCTGTATTAGTCGGAACATTGTCGATTTGGTGTTTTACTCGATACTCCATAAAAGTATCGGGTACGATGAGTGGATGAAATGGATCAACAACTGTTTTAATAAGACTGAGTGAGGGAACAGGGGCGAGTGCTTCAGAAGTAATTATGTATGGAATAGGCATGGTATATTCAGCTATAGTACGACCGATCTTGGCGGCGGTGGTGACGGTACTTTTAGCTATTGTCTTCATACGTTCGAACATATGTGCTTCTGCGGTAATTTTTGAGGGGGGAAGGGGAGAGAGGTCTGTGAATCGATCTTCATCACTATCTTGTTCATCTTGATTACGATCGACGTCTGAACCTTCGTCGGAATCTTCGTAAGAAAATCCAACGCCGATTGCTGAAGTGGTTGTTGTTGTGGTTGTTCCTAATTGAGTGGTTTCAATTAGGCTATAAGGTGGCGGTGGGTGTAAAGGAAATGTAGAGAGTGTGGTAGTTAATACTTCCCGAAGAATTTCTTCTTTGGGTTTCTTAGGTAGAACAGGGGGAGGTGTGTCTAAACGAATAGATGATTGAAGTGAGGACGGGTAAACTTGAGACTTAGGTGTGGAGGCATAACGGTAATTGGAAGGAGGAATGTTGTCATCGAATGAATATTCGATTGGAAGTGCTTTTCTTTTCATAGTGTCATGGTAAAACATGTAGCGCTGGGCTACATCTTTAATTAAGTGAAGCCATCCGGATACTCCATCGTAAACGGAAGGAGCAGAAAAAGTATTGGAACTGGGGTCGAGTTGTGAAACTAAGAAACGCATACTGGCAAAAGCCTGGAGGGTATTTGCTACGTATGGGTCTTTCTTAACTGTGGGGTGAGGGTGTACATTGATGATAAAATCTCGGCGTCGAGAAAAGGCGGGTGGGTGCGAAATGCCTATATTGACGAGATCTTTTTCAGCTAGGTTGGAGGACATAATGAAGAGTTTGGACTGGAAATAAGTGGATGCTTTGCTTTCAATTGCGGCCATATGGAGTGGGTAGGGCGCGTCATTGACAATGCTTATAACGGAAAGGGCTTCGAGGCCGCGATCTTCTGGCTTATAGGACTGAAAGATATCATCCATTTTTACGGCCCAGTGACCTTCATGGTATCCTTCCCAGAATTCGTTTTCAAAACGACGTGTGTGGACTAGGGAATCGGACCATTTAGCAGAGTGAATGTCAGTAAAGGCATCCTCGTGATACTTCTGGAGATAAGAAAAGAGGGCTTTAGGAAGTTCCTCTTGGGCAAAGGACTTGCCAATTCCTGATTCCCCAGCGAACCAGGCGGATGTGGGGCGTTGACGGGGAACTTCAGTACAAACTTCGGACTTAAGCTTGAGGAAAGTTGATTGGAGACGAAAAATTATATTGCTGGCGGCAATGTGCATGGGTTGGTCAATTTTAAAAAGAAGATGGGCGTGTTGTACAAGGCTTTCGTACGTTTTAATAAATTCTTTCTTTTGAGCGAGAGAAGTTAAATTATTGGTGTCTAAGGCAGACATCATATTACGTACTTGAGTTTGGTAAGATTGTACATCTTGTGAATTTTTGAAAAACGGTGTATCAGTGATTTTGGTGGAAGCCCAATCAAGGAGGGCGCGAATGTATGTGTTGACAGTATTGGCGAGATTGTCAACACGTTGAATGAGTGAAACGACGGTGTAGGCATCACGAACATTAGTCATGAATGGAGTTTCTTTGAATGTGTTCTTGGTGTCGGAAGTGTGATTATCTGTGGCTTTTAGGAAATTATTAGCAGTGGTACTGCAAATTATTTCCCAAACTCCTTTAAGATCGATATGGGCTTCGGCAGTAATGTCCGCAACGGTTGGAGGAAACCATTGGGGGAGGACGAGTTTGACGAAACCTACACCGCAAAGGGCGAGGAGAATGAGTGCGCAGATAAAAATGATGATGTGTTTGTTAGCAGATACGGTATCCATGAGTGCGGCAAGAGAAGCGGAAAGGTGTGATTTAACAGTAGAAATGGTTTCAGAAATAATAGTCTTAAATTCGGAAAAAGCGCCGGAGATGGCGCCTTTCCCGAACTCTTCACCAAGACTATTTGCTGAACTTTGGACGACATTTACTGCGGTGGATGCAGCGTCGTGAGCTTGCTGTTGAATATACGTGAGTTTTTCACGGGCAGCTTGAGATGCGGGAACAGTGGGAGTGAATGATGGCAAGAGGCTGTCGGTACGAATTGGTAGGGGTGGGGAGGGAGGGGGTGTTGGTACTGGAATAGGAGCTATGCGGTCAAGAAGTGGGTGAGTGTGAATGGGCATTGTAAGTGTAATGGGTGGAAGTTCAACAGTTTCTTGTGGTGGAGGAACTGGTCTAAACAATTTTTCGAAAAAATTTGTCATTGTGGAAACAAGGTTGGGGTCGGGGGGAGAAGGAGTGTTGCCTTGCATATGACATGTGTAGAGACGAGTTGAAGACAACCATAGTGCGAGGGGGTTGGAATAGAAATAAGGGTAATATTTAAGCGTTTTGGAACGAATTTTATTACCAGGAGCGGGAGAAGATTGTGACTGTGGGAGTTGAAATAGGGGACCTATTTCGGGTGGACGGGAATCGCAAAGTCGACAAATCTTGTGGTAATTCATAAGACCATGACCAATTACATATTGGTGTAAAGCATCTTTGAGGAGGGGATCGGGGATATGCTTTAAGGCGTGTGGTAGGTAACCTTGGTTGGTCAAGTGTGTGTTTAAGGAATCGAGATCTTTAAAAAGATCTCCGGTGTATCCTTGTTTGTCGGACGGGTCGAGTGAATTAAAGAAAAGTGTGTATTTGTGGGCGAACGTTCTTTTCTTACCTTTTATGCGTGGCGTTCGTTTATTTCTAGCGGTGGATTTGTAATCGAAATCAGGGGGCTGATCGAAATCGGCGTGGGCTTCTGATGAAAGAGACCAGGAGGCGCCGGATCCACGGCCATCGGGTGATGAACCGACTTGGAGCTTGTAGGAAGTGGTTGAGGAAGCGAATTGATGGTCTTGAAGAAAATGAAGCATGGTAGAACAGATAAATCTGTTCGCTTCTTTGCCATTAGGATGAGAAACGATAAGGACGGCTGTGTAGCCGTATCGATTCTCAACTGCAAGACCACATATGAAGGAAGGTTCGCTTCCTACGGTGTATTTCTTAAAATCTGTGAGTTTTCCAGAGAAGGAAATTCGACAGAGGTTAATGAGAGAACCCATTCCATCGACGTCGGCGTAAGAGTCGACAGGTATAATGTTTTCAATGTGAGAATGGAGTATCTTAAAAGTATTAAGATTTTCTGGAGAGGCGGTGGATTGGAGGAAATTAGAAACTTGAAGTTTCTCGTGAACCCAATTAGGACAAAAGCGAAATGCTTTTTCCTGAATTATTGGTAATGAGGGATGATGGGGATACGAGTTATGATCAAGAATAAAGGGATGAATAGGATTGGTGGGTTGAGGTTGAATTGTGGGACGAATGGGGACGGGAATAGCAAAGGCAGGAGGTTCAACAACGGGAGTAAACTCGTGAATGAGCTTCGTGAGATCACGTTGGCGATCAAGAAGAAATGCAAGAGTTGCGGAGTCAGCGTCGAGCTGACGACGTGAGAGTGTTACAGAATCTTGAAGTTGGATAATCTTCTGGTTTAAACTAGAAAGTTCAAGACGTGCCTGGTGGAGGTGTACGTTGGCTTGAGCGATCTGGGGTGTGGAACCAGTGGTTAAATTACGCAAAAGAGAGGTGAGATTATCAACAATGCTAAGGGAATTGCTGAAAGCAGATAAATTAGGCATTTTAGCTGCAGGACCAGGATTCTTTTCAACGGTGAGGAGACGGTACAGAATATAAGAGAAGAGGAAAGTATTGTTTGCGTTACATGTAATGTGCAGGACACATGTAATAAGGAAACAAAGGAGAGGGTGAGAGTGTGGTATTCTATTAAAATATTGTATGAGGAAGAGAGGGGCTAAGAGGACTATTGATAGATACAACAAGAAGTTGTAGAAGCATTGGTGACGGGACTTGTGTACAGGCAATGGTTCAGTGTAATCGGGAGAGAGATTCCGGGGATACCGGATTCTATTAATTGTTAATGAGGGGGAGAGGCGAGCAATATAAACGGAGTGTAAATCAGTATTGGTTTGAGTCATGGCGGTATATATTGGTTGAAATGGGGGGGGGGGGGTTCATTTAAGGCAGAGGACCTACGTAGATGCGTAAGCTACGTGCTTCCGCTGAGGAATCGTGCGTGAGAGGGCTGGAGCCATCGCGCGACTCAGGCTAAGGCGTGTGTACAGCCTATACTGGGTAAAATACTGCAACCGAGGGCGGACTCGGAGAGGGCTTTAGTTAGTGCAATGGCGGCATGATCTCAGGGGATCGTGCGTAAGCGTAGGATGAAGAATAGATGAAAACAGAGAAAGTGTAGAAGTTAGGACACGAAGGTGGGATGGTATTTCTTCCAGATATGAAAAGTTGGGGCAACTTTAAGGGTTGTCGTGAATTTTCTGGTTCTAATATTATGGACTAAAGAGTAATTATATTAAAAATGGCCTGACTGAAGCTTCGAAAGTGAAGTAGTAGAGTAGCAGGGTCCAGAAAATACCTTTACATATTGGTAATGCGAAAAAACCAAACTGTGAGTAAATCTACAAGATATGAAATCAAGTAAAAATCAAGAAAGGGTTACGGTGAGGAGTTGTTTTTCAACAGGAAACTCAAAAATCTCGACTGGTGTTTTAGAGAATTTTATTTAAAAGAGAAGGAGGAAATAATTTACAGAGGGATTTGAGTTAAGTGAAAAAGGGGGGGGGGAAGGGGAGGGGGGGGGGGGGGAAGGAGTAAAATACAAATATCGGGTGGGACGATTTCTGAAGCTAGTGTGCGAAAACTAGCTATAGAAGCAATGTACGGTAATATAGGTTGCAAACGGTGAAGTAATTGCGATTATACATAGAGTACAAATTGCGAGTTGATAATATTTGGGATAAATTATCGTAATG